GTACGCATACGCATATTAGTTGTATCACGCATTAGTGAATAGCCAAGTTTGTTTTTAGCGGCTTGCCATACCCAACATCCTGTGATAGGATCTACAGTTGATAGTCTTTCTATTCTTTCATCTAGTGGTTGTCTAGTGCCAATTTTCGGTCCCGTTTTTGCCATATTATTCCCATGTCATATAATCTTGTTCTTCTTCACCATTCATAATCTCTTCCCATGTTGGTCCACCAGGATACAACGGGCTTTCAGGCATATAGTTTACGCCTGGTTGACCTTGTCTGCTAAGTCGTTGATCCATACCTACATACTCTTTTATACCTACTGAATGATGAGTGATTGGGAAAAGATAGTGTATACCATAGCGTATACAATCGCCCAATCCATCTATGTGAGCATACTTTTGCTCGGTGTATTTTACTAACTTCTTGCGTGTACCATCTTCGTAATGATATGTTTGCAATGCTTCTAATAAAAATCTGTCGTCTGGCTTAACTATCAATCCACCACGATTGATAAACGCATTACTTGTATTGTCTGTATCAGCAATCAATGGATTACTCTTACGATTGTTAACAATGGTAAAGCCATACTTTTCTAATATGATTCTGTCTGTTACGCCGAATGGTGAGGTAGTGTCACGGTTAACTTGTGTACCACTCATGTCAATAATACTGTTGATTCTACGCTTTGGGAAGTCTAGTCGTATTGCTTCTGCTAATCCTTCTGTGCTACAATCATTGATAGCGTAACTCTTTAATATCTCTATGGTGCCGTTAGTCTCGCCAGGCTTACTTACTTGGGCAACTGTCGCACACATTACACGCTTATTAAAGTCATGAAAGGTATATAAATCACCACCTCTATCTACTACATCTTTAGTGTATTTGTTCTTGTCCCAACTGTAATAGAACATGTCAGCAACACTTTCCCATTGACACATATAGTCTTGGTTAAACTTTAATGGGCTGATAATGCGTTTCTGTTCTTCAATAAAATCACGATTGCCAGATCTCATCTGTAAGTAATTAAAATGACGAACAACATACTTGTCTTTGTTCTGTAACGCTAACTGAAACAAATCATGCAATGGTCCCGTACCGTTTGGCGTACTAATAACAATCAATCTACCTGCTGTGTCTGGTGCACCAACTCTGGGACGCAAACGATTAGTAATCTCTTGTAATGTATCTTGTGTATACATTGAGGCTTCGTCAGCTACCCAAACACCTACATTCAATCCTCGCAAGTTTTCACGCTGTTCAGCACTTTTACAGCGAATGAACACACCATTAGGGAACTTAATTGTAAGTTCACTATTGTTAATGTCTTTACCATCAACTAATCCAAAGTGATTCATACAACTATGCTTTAATGGCTCCCATATCAAAGACTTAATCATAGCACCAGTTGGAGCACTGTAGATTATATCTTTGCCCTTATGATAACGAGGGTCGCTTGCAAACAGCGGTAATGCTATAGCCGCTAAGAATGTTTTACCACTACCAACAGGCACTATATCAATACAGTGTTTGTCAGTAGTGAGCCAGTCTGCTAGGATAGTTTTCTGCTCGCCATATAACGGAATCTCTATTTCATTCATTTTGTAGATATAATGACTGGCATTGTTTGTTGCCAATCTTGTAGTTCAACTTGCGGGAAGTTAAAGTTATTATGTAAACTTTGTCCTAATGTTGTAACATCAATCTCTTGCTTATCTGCTACAACCTTATTCAATATCATACTTTGATACTTTTGTAATAGATGCTTATCATCACCCATTCTAGCGTTGTGGTAATCTTCTGCAAATCCTTCTGCAAAAGGTTTATCCTTATCTTCAATGGCGGCTAAGATAGTTTGTGCTGAAAGCTTTTGCGTACTACCTTTTCTACGTCCACCGCCGGGTCTTGCACCACCACGCTTCTTTACGGGTAGTACTGATTCGCCTGTGTTAATTTCTTTCATTTAATCTTTCCTCTATCAATTTAGCTACTTCACGATGACGATGAAATCTTGGCATCATGTTGTTAATTTCTTGTAGCTCTAATACTTCTGCGATAGTACCTTTATTAATGATATTCTCAATATGCTTAAATCTACTATCACAGTAGCAATGTCCTATAAATTCACGTGGACTCATTCTTGGGTTTTCTTTTTACTACACGTTTTGGTTTAATTTCTTCAACCACTTCTACTGTTTTTGGTGTAGGTATTAGTACTTCTCCAATTGGCTTGCGTTCAAATGCAAGCTTAATCTTTTCCCAAATATTCTTAATCATATATAAACCTTTGTATAATCTTCTTCATTGTCGGTCTCATCTAGTCCATCCCAGAAGCTACCGTCATCTTTTTTCTTAAACTTTAGTGTACCAAACACGCTGAGGAACTTTTGATTCTTCACACCCCATTGTTGTGTCATCTCTAAAAATCTATCACGCCCAAACATAATCTGTAACTGACTCTTACAATCTTCTGGACTTGGATTGATATCGTGTTTAGTATCGTGCAATGTGTGCATAAAACTAATGCATTGGTCAATCTCAATTTCAGTCATGAAGGGACTAAGTTCTGTTACCATCTTATCAAAGTTCTTTATGTGTCCAACATAAAATGGTTTGTCTATTAAGCCTTTATATTCACTCATTGTTATTCCTTAATGCATTCTACCAAGTACGTTGAGGTCTTGTTGTACATCAATGTTAACACGACCCTTAAGCTCTGTGGTTAGTCCAGCTTTGTATTCTTTGAGATATTGCTCTTGTTGTAACGCACCCAAGAACTGATGAATGGTACGCAAGCCCAATATCTTCATCTCAAAGATATGTTTATTGTCATCGCTAAGGTCATCAACGTCCATATCCATCAATGCTTTTATTGACACCTCAATGTCTTTAACTAATGGATCAACTGTAACAACTAATTGTTCGTTATCTCTGTATAGTTTGTATGTATATTCTATTTCACTCATATATTTCCTTAAATTGTTCTATAGTGATTTCACTGTAATTTGTTGCAATTAAATTAACTGTATCAGAGCCATTGACTCTAACAACATTAGTGTCTGGGTATTGTTTAACAAGATTGCGTAATCTTTGTTGCCATTCACGTGCCATACTTTCTGCAGCCGGTACATTACTATTTCTTGCATAGTTGCTGGTACCATGATAAACATTTGGTAGCTTATCATTAGTATTGTAGTCAAAGCCAATCATGTAGATAGTTTCGTATTCATGGCTTAATGCTACTTCTAATGCACTGTTACCACTATCTAAGCGTTTACTCATGGGCTTTAACCATTCTATATTTTCTTTACGTTCTACCGGCATATTATTAAACTGGGAACAATCTTGCGTGTAGAACGTTGTTTTATAATGTATTTCATTGTTAAGTATTTCTTCTACGATAGGCCAATCCATGCTAATCAAATAGTGTGGTATGTAATCACGGTATATTGCGTTACAGCCGTATGTTTTCATCACATTACCTATATGTTCTAGGTCAAATGTTTTACGACTGGGACCATTACCAATGATACACGCACTATTCATTTTTTCATTTTAGTGCAAATGTCACGTCCATTAACTGTGCCACCATAACGGTATCCATTCCAACATTGTTTACCGTCTGCACCTTTCTTCTTGGTGCCGGGCTTATCAGGCATAGGCTTTTCGTTGAGTCCATCACGGTACATAGTTTTACCGTTCATCGTCATTCTTTGTGTAGCCATTATTTTTTATCCTTCATGTCTTTCATTGGTTCTTTGTAACCACTAGCACGAATGGCAGCTGCCTGCTTCTCTGCATCTTTGCGGTCTTTGTAGAGTTTACCACTGTCACCATAACGATACATCTTTTCACCTTTAACTGTTATCATCTGTATTGGCATCTGTTTTCTCCTTCTTTAGTTTATTTAGTACTTTACAGTTATTTTCATGCTTTAAGAGGCTAGAAACGAACTTAAAGCCACTATCGCAATGAGCGCAACGATATCCTGAGAACTTCCATTCTTGTGGCAGTTTCATGTATTGATGATTGATAGTAATTTTTACATCATCACCAAACACATCATATTGTTTGTGAATTTGTCGTGGTGTTTGTTTTGGCATCTAGTTCTCTTTGTTTTCTTTTATGCCAACTGTTACGCATACTTTGTTTATGTTCTTCACTCTTTGGAACACCAAGCTTGGCAAGACGCATCTTTTCTTTTTGGCTTTCTGGTTTTGGTACGCCTTTACAAGCACGTTGTATACCATTCTGTAAGTTAATCAATGCTTCTGGACTGAACTCACCAGTACCTCTAATCCAATTGGTATAGCCTTCGTCAGGTAATGTTGATGGAATGACACCAAGCTCAAAACGTCTAATGTGTTTTACACCATTCATATCATAACGGTGCCAACGTGTGAATGTAATTTGTTTGTTCATAACGCTATTTAATGGGCTATAACCTATTTAGATTTTTTTTGTTTGTTATGCAAAATATGCATAGATATAGCCATAAAAAATGGCTGACCCTATGCCAGCCATTTACTCAACAAACATCAAAACATATGCTACTCTCACTGTAGCGTTTGTTGAGCATGAGAATTATAAATTCATTAACCGATCTACGTCTTGTGAGTTCATCCATCTAGCTAATGTATGTGCTTTTGGATTACTGCTATTGATAAACCATTTTTTCTTTTCTTGGTCCCATTTAGCCCCAAGCTTTTTTACTTCATCTTTTTCAGTAAATTTTACATTTAGATAGACGTTGAAAGTACCTTCTTTGGGAATAGCATATTTTTTGTAATAAATATCCTGCATTTCTTTAATATCACTTTGATAGATTACGGAACTTTTACGCTGATTAAAATTTGCAAGACTGGTAGTATCATAGTCTTTTGTGTCGCTATTTCTGTAATAGTCAATATCTTCTTTACTTGCCCATTTGATCTGTATTTTGCATTTTTTACACATAATACGTCCTGCGTGTATTATGCCGGGACTTAGTAATGATGCATTTACTACTACTTCTTCATCAATAATTTCTATGGGATGATGTAAGTGTTTGTCTATTACATTAGTTGGTTTTTTAGTCATTTGTTGAGTTCCTGCTTATGATTTTGGACTTGTAATACACTAGGGTATGAAATGATTTGTCTTAGTGAAATGTCCTTATAATCTAATTGTATCTCATAACCCGTATTAATGTAAACCCAATTGGACATATCTTCCTTGTTGATTTCCCTTTCACATACAAATCCGTCGTGTTCCAAGAAATATTTGTTATTTGTATTATCTAAGTAATCCCTTATGGAATTTAGTACTTTTCTTTCCAAATCAAAATAGACTCCTGCTTTTTGTTTATTACTTATGGGTAGTTTTCTTTGTTTGTTGTTTTTATCTGTAATATAAGTCACAGGTAACATGGGCTTGATGTAATCCCAGCAAGTTTTTATGTCATCCCTAAGTTGTTGTAGATATTCGTATTGTTTAAGAAAATCAATACGTGCTTTATCTCCATTTAACATTTTATAAATATCGCTATCTTTGTTATGACCCAATTGAGCGCCCATTAATAAAGCATTGATTATTTCTTTCGCTTGGTCGTATGTTATTTCGGCTTCATTAGCTAATTGATATCTTATGCCTTTGCGGTCTTTAAGGTAGGTGCGTAATGCAAACAGATACAAATCCATAGGACCCTGTATCCATTTGTCATCTTTAATTAATTCTGGTATAGTTTGACTGTATTGGTGTATTAATGTAGGTGCACAGCATTCAATGTCATATTGAAAATTTAACCCGTTTTCAGTAAAAATCTCTTGTTTGTATTCTTTTCTAACTCGTTGTAGGTCATGCCATAAACGACTTGATTTATCAGTGTATACAAAGTTCTTTGTTTGTAGTTCTGTACCAAATTCTTCATTAATTAAATTTTTAGTGACTTGTAATACACTAATAGAAGTATCTACTTGTTTACTTGATTTGCCGACTTGTAATACACTAGGGTATGAATTGATTTGTCTTAGTGAATCCATCAAATCATTTAAGCCATTATTATTTTTAATATATTCTTTGCATTTCTTTGTGTCCTTTGAATATCTAATGTTAGTACAGATAAGAAGTTTATCCCTTAGCCATTTGGATAACTCATTTTGATTTTGACCAAAGTACTTATCTATGTACCTAGTAGACCATCCTCTTGGTTTATGTTCACTAAGAAATAGATTAGTAAAAGCAATTGCTTTCTTTACTCGTTTTTGAGTGCGTGGATCTTTTAAGTTGGGTGTGTATGTCATATGAATTCTCCTAAGTTATGTTGCTCCTGTGTCTCTAATGATAGTTAGATGAATCCCGATGCTATCATACATCGGGATTCCGACTTAGGAGTGTCGTATAGTCCTCTTAAAAACTACATAACTATTTATCAGTATATAGATAAAACATAGAAAAATCTAGTGTTTTTGTGTATTTTGGGTAAATTTGACAATAAATGGACCCTGTGCTATACTATCTTTTCTTTCAACAAAACGGAGTTAAAAAATGACTAAAATTAACATTATGGAAATTAGCGAGGCTTCAGGTCATTATGGCTTGATTGGTAAAAAACAATTTGAAAAGGAACTTATTAATTTAGTAAAATTAGGACGTAATCCTACTGAAATTAATGAGGAAATCACCGCTTATAATCGTGCAGGTGGCTTTTAT